AGCGGTATTCGCCGAAGTGCCCTTAACGGAAGCGACGAAGGTGTAACTGTTCGCATCGTCGTAGTCAAAGTAACCGTGGATTGTGATGATGCAGTCGACGGTCTTGCCGACAAGATTAGCCAGCGTAACAGCATCAGTATCAACCGCCACGGTATGGGCCATCAGTTTGCGGGCCATTGCCGCAGCAAGAGTTTTCTTCAGGCAGACGACCTTCTTCGGGTCAATCGTGTCGGAGCGGGTGACGATACCATCAGCGTTCTTGTACTTGAAGAACAGCTCACCGGTCTCGGTCTGAGCGACAGCGATGTCGAGGTTGGTGTCAACATTGCTGTCCACTGCACCAGCCACATAGAAGTGGCGAGTCTGGTTGGTGTTGAAGTTTTTCATATTGGAAAATGAATTAGATGTTATTGATTATTCATATATATTCCTTTCGATGCGAGCGCCAGTTGAACTGCCCGCCGCAGAATCAATTCATGCAATGCTTTATTAAGTGAGCACTCATGGACGGCACTTTCTCCTTTTATCGTCAGTCCTTCAGGCAAAGCCTCAACGATGATCGGCCCAGGGTCGGACAGGTAACGGATCATGTAATCCGTGAAGCCGTATTTCGAGACCAGCTCGACAATGCCGTTGCCACAGTCCAGGCGGAGAATCCTGCGCTTCGTAGGACCACGGAACGGGTTCTTGCGAATCCTATTGTACTCGTCATGCGTTACCGGATTTACATTTACAATACTTCCGTCATAGCATCCAAGACTGTTGTCATTCCACTTCGCCTGCTCATACACGATAAACAGAATATCTGTCGGAAGCGTGTAAAAGGCAGACGACGCAGACACGCCGCTCGGAGCGCCTGTCGCGGTTCCACACTTAACAGTTTTGACAAGGGATTCCAGATAACGGCGCAGTTCCTCAGTCGTCTCAAAAGACTCCCCGAAATTGTTTCTTCCGTCGTACAGTCCGATGACAACTTCATCCTGTGCTTCGGTGAGATAAACAGACTTCTCATACTCGTCGAACTCGATGCTGTCGAGGACTTCGGCTTTATCAAAATCCTTGAACCTACGATAGCTCGATACGAGAGTGTCAAACTGATTGCTGAATTCCTGCGTCGTCATTGCCTGTTACTCCTGTCTTTGATTGTTCTGTGAAACCGGTCTGCGTCCTCGCGTCGTAACCGCAAGCTCCACGGCTTTCGTCAAGATATCCATGTGAAGAATGGGATTCAACTCGCAGGATGTCTCCGTACTGATACCATCAATGGTAAGTCCGTCAGGCAGGTCCTCCAGGATTATCGGCCTGGGGCGCTTGACATAACGAATCTTATACACCCATTGTTCAGTAGCGGTGTTCAATGTATCCCTAGGTATCAACTCACTCATCACATCGAAACCGACGGACTGATTCTGGAACAGACGCCATGCCTGCCGTTTCAGCGGTTTGGCAAACGGCTTCGACATGATGCGGTCATACTCGGCATACGAGATAGGAACTATCACATACTCCTTGTATATCGTACTCGGCGTTGTCCTGCTTACCTTCTGCAGCTTCTCCTGCAAGATGATGAGCACATCCGTGTTGTCATCTGCCGGAGAGTCCGTAACCGTAGAGGTGTAAGTCGTAGTCGTCGTTCCGTCAGATACCGATGTCGTGGCCGTCGCAACAGACCTTCTCGGAAGCTGATACACGATTCCCCGTGCATCGAAGCTTCCACCGCTTAACGGGTTTGCAACAGGAGACAGCGTGGCAACCTTTATGAGCGAGCTGAAATCCGTCTGACGGCGAGCCGTATCATCAAAGCCCTGACCCTGCTGATTCAGTGTCCGGTCGTAGTACGATTTGACAATTATATCCTGTGCCTGTGTCAGCAGCGTGGACTTCTCATACTCGTCAAGGACGATTTCCGTACGGGAAGCCTGTTCGCCAAAACGGGCAACGAGGTCATAACTGTTAAGCAGTACGGTGAATTGATCGCTGAATTCCTGATTTGTCATAGTACACTATCTTTGGTTTTGTGCAGTAGGAGCCGGAGCGTCGTTCCAGGATAGCTTGGCGAGCATTACCGCCCGATACAGAATCTCAGAATGCAAGTGCTCCGGAAGGTGACAAGGGTCTGCCATACGTTTCCCTTCAATACTCGGCATGGATTCATCAAGGTCTTCCAGGATGATCGGATCAGGCCGTTTCACATAACGGACATTATATGTTACCGTTCCGGTGAACCGTCCGATAATCTCAACCACAGTATCCGGGGCTATGCCTTCCGAAGAAGTGCTGCCGGTTATCAGACGCCATACCTGCCCTTTCGGTGGATACTTGTACGGCTTCTTCATCAGCAGTTGATATTCCTCGAAAGACAGCGGAACAACCGTATAGACACGCACATCACTGTCAGTCGCTCCGTTCTCAATGATGGATTCATTCAACGAAACGAACACATCAGAGGGATACTTGTAGCGTTTCGTGACGGACCTCGGGTCAAACATGAATGCCGCAGGCTGCACGGAAATCATGTTACCTGCATCAATCAATGTACTGAAATCCGCCTGTCGCTTCGGACTGGCATCAAAACCTTCCAGCTGTGGATTGGACCGAGCCGTAAAGAAATCATGAACAAGCTGCTCCTGTCCTAAAGTCAGGAACACGCTTTTCTCATACTCCTCCAAGCCGGGAGCCTTGTTGCTGGCTATGTTGTTCCACAACAGGTTGAATCCCTCAGACCATTCCGTACAAGTCTTCATCGCGCCGTTCTGTTTTTATCAACCTCACTTTCGAGAAGGAATTTCACATCCTGATGCACCGGTGCATTCAGATACTGAGCCGCCATGGTGAGCGTCGGGTTTTCACCATTCTCACACAGCGGGGTTCCATCTGCCGCCAGGTAGTAATAGTCACCACGCTTCGTAACTTTGCCAAGCTCCGTTGCACGGCGAATGATAACTTTCGTATGAAGGAGCGGATCCGTAATCTGGCGAAGGAACACCTTCGGGTCTGCCTGGATGAGCATATTGATACGCGAACGCAGGAAGTCGGACTTGGTGTTCTGCGCATAAGGGCGGGAATCAAGCAACTCGCAAAGGACACGCATCGTGTCAAGGTCGCTGTCGATCTTACCGAACTCCTTGTAGCAGGCCATCGTATTGTCCATCTTCATATTCTCGATACTGGTTTCCTCGTCACTGCGGACCATCTCAAAGCGATAAGTAGCTTTCGGCCTATCGATGCGTTCTTGCACCGAAGAAGCGATGAAATCCGAGTTGGCGAGCAGTACCTTGTACTTGATATAGTCTTCCGGGTCGGACAGGTCCAGATGGATACCTTCCTTGGGAATCTCTACATAGAAATCATCCCAGAAATTGTTCTCCTTCTTATATACGGAAAGAGCGTTGGAGTCAAGACCAAGCGCCTCTTCAAGGAAATCCTTCTCGTCATTGGTCAGGATGTTCTTGTACGCACCTGTCGAACGGAGCATCGGTACGCAGTATGTACACTTTGCACCGTCAGCCATGTCATCGGAAAGGACATGATTCTTCCCAAGCCCATTGTTCCTGGGAACAAGGCGAACATAGATCCGTTCGTTTCTGAGGGGGTTGGTCTTGACTTCGCTCATCGTTTCATTCTTTTTAACAGTTTTCTTTTCCATAATTATCTTCTCCATTTATTGTCTGTTTAAGCCTGCAGGATAGCAGGGATCAGGCTGATGCAGCGGGTCGGGTCATAGACAACGATACCGAGGGTAGCCTTGTAGTGGACCACAGCAGAATCTTCGTCATACGAAGCGGAGCTGTTGTTCATCTCTCCGGTGAACGGGTTGAAGAACGGACCCCACTGATAGCCACGATACTCAGGCTGACCCTTGACGACACACTTCTGCACATTCGGCTGTTCCTCGTCGGCAGCATAGAAAATGTCGTAACGGTAGGATTCAGCAGTACCGCCAAGCGGGTGCATAATCTTGTTCGTCTGGGTATCATCCTTCGAAGAGTCAACCATGAAGGTGACTTCCACGCCGTTGCTGGCGATCCAACGAGTGACCTGCAGGTCTGCAACCGTAACGCCGTTGGGGGCGTAGTTCGTGTTCGGGCCTTTGGTGACATACGGCTGGTTGCTCGTACCGCCATACAGCGGGAGCCATCCGCTCATCTCCTTCTTGGCTTCCTTGCTGAACTGCATCAGACCACGCTCACCGGTACGCACAACAAACTTGCGTTTGCTGAAGTCCAGTTTACCGAGGGAGATACCATAAAGGGCGTTTTCAAGAAGGCCGATAGAGAACTTCGTGTAGTACTGCATGTTACCACGAGCCTGCTGCTCACGGAAACCGGAACCCTGACGGTTGGGCAGACCACTGAGGCCGAAGTTCGAATATTCACCGTTCTCCAGACGGGTGGAAACACCACGGTCGAGAGCGTTGTTTTTATATTCAGCCCAAGTCTCTTCAATCTTCCAAGTCACATTCAGCATCCAGGTGTTGGCGTAGACAGTCTTCGTCTGGCCGTTGATCTCACGGGAGACAGGGATGGAGGCCATCAGGCGCTTGCCGAGTTCCTTACCGCCAACCTTGTGCTGCAGACGGACACGCATCCAGTCGCTACGCATGGAGATGGGGCTGGAGAAGCGGACATCACCGACCTTACGGGACAGGTTGTCCTCGATAGGGGCATAGGCCCAGCTGAACTTCTCGCCAGCAAGCAGACGCTCGGAAGGGATACCGGCACCGCCCTGTGCACCAAACGGCTCAACGAAGTACACGGTATTCGTACCTTCGGCACGACCGGCTTCTTTAATAATAATAGGATAAACCTCATTGTAGTTACCCCAGATAACCTC